GATTTCCATCTTTATCTCGCCCGGTGTAGACAATATTAGCATTTTGATCCCATTCAGGCATTAAAGTTTTAGCGGCTTTATCTTCTTCATCACTAACATCAATCAAGCCTCTTGACACAGCAGCCATGCCATAAGTAAGCGTAGATGCGGCACCGTAACCTATTAATCTTTTCAGCCCTAAAGTACGCATTTTAGGGTCTTTAATATCTTGTTCTATACTTTCTAATATTTTGTAATTTATTCGTATAATTTCAGAGGACCAGGGTAAGAAAGGTGCAGTTACCGGAAAGCGCCTCAGTGATTGCACTAATTTTCCTGTCATGCTATATGTAGGGTACCTTTCTTGAACTAATTCGCCAGCTTTAACTTTTATTTCTTCTTCATTTAAATCAGTATACTCACGTAATTGGTCCCTTTTATTTTCATAAGCTGCTATTTTCCAAAAATCATCGCCTAATTGATAAAACATTTTTACATTATGCCAGCCCCGCCCGGTAATTTCTTTAGTGCCTTCAGGTATTATTTCATGCAATTTAGTTTCGTCTAATAATCGTAAAGTCTCAGTAGCATTAGCACTATCTTGTATAACACCTAATGATATAAGTTCTCTAACATATTCTTTTTTAACTTTATCGCCACCGCGTTTCATATAATTACTGAGATTTCTTACTGAAATCATTGTTTTTGTAAAATCAGTATCACCATTAGCGACCATAATAAGCGCATTAGATAAAAAGTTAACAGATGATGTGGAAGGAGATAGTACTGTGGCACCTAATTTAACAGCGGCATTTACAGTTAATAAAGTATTAAGCCACCCATCAACATTTTTAGTAGCAAAGGTTTCTTTAAAAGTTTTTGCTACTTCAGGTGTGGTGTATAGCCCATTTAAAGGAGAATAAGTTTCAGCTTTGTCAGCAGCTATTTTTATAGATGCTTCAGGGGGTCGTTTAACGTTATCTTCGAATAAAAAATCGCCCATACCCGCTTCACGTACTGAATTTAAAAAGTCTTGAGTATGAACGAGCCGAGAAAGCTTGGTAGCCGTAGTAATAAAGTTAATACGTGGATCTACGTATTCGCCCATAAGGGCGCGTATTTCAGGCGCAATATCTTTTCTTTTAACTAATATGTTGAGATTTTTAGCACCTAATCTGGGGCTGGAAAAGAATGACACAAGGTCACTGTGCTCAGCCCCTGCGTCCAATATTTCTCTAACATTTTGTTCAGCTAAAACACGCGCATTATCAGGACTTTCACCTCTATTTATATGCTCGGTAGCTAAATAACCCCTGGCATCATTTAATACATCATCAGTTATATTTTTAGCATGATCAGGGTCATCAAATATAGCATAAGACCTATTAACATAATTGCCTACATTACCCAATATTTTAGACATAAGATCAGCTTTTAATCCGGCTTCTTCCATTAATTGAGCGTTCCCGGTCTCTTCAGCCTGGTTAACTAAATGGCTAACTTGATTTTGTAAAAAGGTCGCGTATTTTTCAGAAAAGGAATCTATATATTGACGCATAGCTAATATAGAAGTTTTAGTTTTTTCAGGTAATGTATCTGATATAGCACCTTTAAGAGAACTTGATAAATTATTAAGACTCTCAGGTCTCATCTCAGTTATTTTAACGCCAAAATCTCCTTTCACGGCATCTTCTAAATCAGCAACCATATTTTCTATATCAAAACTGGCCAGACGATCTTTAGCAGATAATTGCCTTGAAAGTTTATACGCTTTCCTTGGCATTAACCCTCCGGGTCTGAGTTGATCCGCTAAAACTTTAACCGCCTTATTCCATATTGTTTTATCTTCACCACGTATCCGGGCATTCTCTCGTGCGAATTCATTAACAGGCTCAGGTATCAGTTCAGGTTTTAATGCAGGCGCTACTTCAGGTTCTAATGCAGGCGCGGGTTCAGGTTTTAGTACAGGTGCTGGTTCAGGTTCTAATACAGGTGCTGGCTCAGGCTCGCGTATAATTTCTTCTCTAAGACTGGCAGCTATTTCGTTATCAGCTTTACCTAGAGCTTCATCAACAGAAGTAGAAGCTGCTATATCATCTTTTGCATCAATAACGTCTTCCATTATTGTTTTTCTTCTGGCAGTGGTCGCAACTAAAACTTCTACTGGAGCTGTAAAAGTTTCACCTATTGCTTCAGCTACAATTTCACCCGGTCTTATTTCACCTGTTGCGGCAAACTCTCCTAATGCTTCACCAGCACCACCTAAAGCGGCCTGTGCCAATGTTTGAGCAGGAACGTTAATTAACTGCCTGGCCGCTACAGATTTTATTACTTCTGGAACTAATGTCTTAGCTGCTAAGCCCCCTGATAAAGCATCTACGGTTCCTATTATTGCAGATTTTACAGAAGCACGTTGCTTAACTTTATTCATTAAATCAATATTATTTGTTGCGGCTTTTATACTTTCTAGATCGCCAATATTAATATCTTCTTCTTGTAGAGCTTGCATTATAGAGGCATCGTATTCATTTAGCCCCGATGATATCCCCAATCCTGTCGCAAACCCCGCAGGACCCCCAAGAGCACCTAAAGCACCTGATAACATAGATACTGTACTAGCAGGTAAACTACGCGCTCCTATTTCAACAATTGCAGTAATAGGGTCTCTATTAAATAAATCCCAAGCTTCACTAAAACTTTCAGCACGCATCATACGCTGACTATTTTCAGACATAGGTGCTTGTTCTACTTGTTTCAAATTTTTATTTAAACTTTTAAGATTTTTTTGTAATTCTACGTGGGCATAATTAACAGCTTCTTCAGAATATTTAGTAGGACTTACATATAATGGAGCGCGACCTGCGGGCTCAACTTTATTGATTGTTTTTAAATGATGCATGATTTGTTTAAAATCTTGTCTTGCACCAAATTCATCAATACCTGCTTTTAAATTAGTTTTAAACGAAGCCCATAAAGAATCTTCTGGTTCTTCTTGTTCAACAGGAATACCGCCAAAACGATTAGGCTTGACTAAGTCATCATCGACAGGAATACCGCCAAAACGATTAGGCTTGGCTAAATCATCATCAACAGGAATACCACTGAATCTAGGCATTTAAGGTTTCCTATATGTTTTACCATCATCAGGATCTATATAAAGAGCGCCAGACGGCAAAGCATCGAATTCACTCTGAGTTTGTGGCTCTTTAGGAGCTAATATAGGAGCGCCTGTAAATGAAGGTACGAACCCACGTTCTGGTTCTGATCCTGGTTTAGCATCTGTAGGGATTAGTCCAGGAGCGCCTGTAAATGAAGGTATAAACCCCCGCTCTGGTTCAAGTTTAGGTTTAGTTTCGAGTTCGAGTTCAGGTATGATTTCAGGTGTAACTATGCCTCTTCTTAAATTCTTTAATTCTACAGCTTTTTCAATAGCAAATTTATACATATTTACAGCGTCTACATGCCCTGGTTCACCTGCACGTACATCACTAGCGAGTTGATTTTTATGCATTGCAGAAAAAAGTGTGCCTTCTAAGTCTTGTTTTTTACCTAATAAAAGGTCCCAAGCTGATTTTTCATCAGGAACTAATCCTGAAGTTACTAAAGCTCTAACATTAGTAATGTTAGGAGTTGTTTTTTCTTTTGTTTTTAATCCTAATAATTCTTTTTCACGCTTAAATCTGGTTTTTGCAGCCTCTTGTTTATAACCTTCCAAAGTCTTATCCCTTTTAGAGATAAGATCTGATTGCATTTCTTGCATAGCTTGATCAAAATAAAGCTTTGATCCTGTTTCAGCAGCCCCCCTGACAAATTTTTGAAAAATACTAGGCATGTTAAATTACTCCACCCGCGCCGGGTTCAGGTGGTGGAGCTCCACCAGGTTGAACAGGAGCTACTTCACCAGGTTGAGGTGCTATGACTTCACCAGGCGGAACAGGTATATTCACCGCATTCTCAGGTTGTTTAGCAGCATAGGTTTCTTGTTCAGCACCTATTTGTTGTAAAGTAACCTGATCAACAGACCCTAATAATGACTGTAATTCTTCTCTATCTACTCCGTATTCTTCACCTAATCTTACGACAAGTAACTGGCCCGCATGATTCATAACAGCTTCATCTACGGGGAATGCCTGTACGCTATCTGCTAAATCACTTAATTGTTCTAATATCTCAATTGAAGCAGGTAAAATCACATCTTCTGGGATTTGACCTCCAGATTTTTGTTCTAACTGCATTATCATCATAAAAGAAATATCTGCTAATCTTTCAGCGGGTTTTTTCGCCTTATTTCTTAACATTTCTACAATGCCAGTTTTTGTGCGTTCATTTTCAAACATTATTGTCATGGCAGACATAACAACTTTATTATAAGCCTCTTGCTCTTGCCCCGTAACAGCAGCAAGATCTTCTCCGGGAAGCGGATCTTGATTAATCTGACTAGGTTGTTGAGGTGCTCCTGGTTCTACATTTCCCGCTACAGGACTCCCTAGAAGTGGATCTTGATTAACCGGGCGGGGTTGCTGGGGTACTCTTGGCTCTATATTCGCCGCTACAGAGCCTCCGGGAGTAACTGGACTGTCAGTATTGTCAGGATTAACCCCATATCGATTTAAAGCCATTTTAATTACTCCTGAGTTATCGACCAGATCTAATATGCCAAGGTCTTGCACCAGATACATTCGTTAAAAGATTATTTTCTGGGGGTGCACCTAAATTAAAATCTTCTAAACCTTGAAAACCTTCAATATCTTGAAGAATACCCCCCGGCGCTCTTGCATAAAGGTCTGCTAAAGGCGCGTACCTTTCTCTTCTCAATCTGGCTTGTTCTCTTAATATGTCAATATCAGTAGGTTGATCAGGGGTGAAAGCTCCCCCCAGGCCTCCTAAACCTGCTGAAGTTACTGCATATTGTGTCATAGGTGCTAAATCTTGATATCCTTTAACTAATCTGGAGAAAACCCCCCCTCCAGTAGGTGGGGCGGGTGCAATGCCGCCTGCTTGTAGTGCTGTTTGTATTTGTGCAGGTGCTTGTCTGCTGATTGCAGCTCCAAGCCCACCACCTGCTGCTGCAGTTTCAGCAGCTATGCCACCAGCCAAACCCGGTGCGCCAGCAGCTTGTAGTGCAGTTTGAACTTGTGCAGGAGTTTGAGCACCTATAACACCTTCAGCAACCCCAGGGCCTGCACCAGCGGCTGCACCACCAGGTAAAAAAGCCCCATGCATACCGCTAAAGACTCCTTGTTGGCCCCATAGCCCAAAACCTACGCCTCCGGTATATACAACCAAAGCAGCTAAAGCAATTTTGCCTAACTTAGAACCAACAACTTTTTTGAATACTTTTTTTACACCTTTAAAGATGTTTTTTACTGCTCCACCAATACCTTTTAATATTTTTGACATAGGACTAACCTCTGAATTTATTTCACCTTAATATATACTGGTAGGTCTTTTTTAAGTCCTAACCTATTTAATAATTTACCTATCCGTGGGTCCGCGTTACCTTCTAGTGTAAATACTACTAATTTTATAACAGGTCTGCTATCAACCCATTCCATAAATGTTCTTAATAATTTTATGCCTGCGCCCGGCACTTTACAATAAAATTGTAAAACTGAAGCCTGGCTCTTTTCATAAAACATTATAGGATGAATTAATGCACACACTGCACCTTTTATTTTGTTATCGTGCTCTACAACCCATGCAAAGTTGTTAGCAGAGGATATGCACTCATTAGCCAAACTTATAATTTTTCGTTTACTAATTACCAATTTATTATAAGGATCTAAGTTAAGCGCTTCAAGTCCTAGTTCAACAATACCATCCATATCATCATAGGTGGCTTTTCTTATATTGTATCGTATTTTAAATTACTCATAATGTTTAAAAATGTGCAAGAAATCCTAAATCGATTGCTGCTATATCCCTTATAACTTTTAGTCCTGCTTTTGCTGCAATCATTTGATCAGTTACTAAGCCTGCTTTTGCTTTTGAAGGTATATCAGGATTCGATAATATCTCGCCTATAGAAATTACTGTATTAGAATAAATCTCACTAGCTGATCTTGAGGATGTAATTATAGTACGATTGTTAAGTTCCATTTTTAGTAAAGCCTTTCCTTGAGAACCTTGTAAACCTAATCGTTCTAATGCTTGAGAGCCTATAATCGATTGTAATCTTTCATTTAGTCTAGCTTTTACACCATCAACATAAACTTGCATATTACCTCTAGCTTCAATACTAGCTAAGTCACCTTTTTGTCTTAGGACTTCTAATTGAATATTTAAGCCTCCTAATTCTGATTGTAATAATCTTGCTTCATTACCTCGGTCTCTTACTAATTGACGATCTATATCACCTTGTTCTCGTAATAATTGTACTCTTGTTTCGGCATCAGCAGTTTGAAGTGCTATATCTATAGAGCCCCTACGGTCTATAAGAGTCAATTCAACTCTACCTCGGGTTTCTATTAATTGCTCATCTATAAAACCTCGTTCTCGTAATAATTGTACTTGTGTATTTAAATCAGCAGTCTGAAGTGATACATCTATACTACCCTGACGATCTATAAGGGCCTGTTGAACTTTACCTCGGGCCTCTACTAATCGATTATCTATAGCACCTTGGTCTTGTAATAATTGTAATCTTGTTTCGGCATCAGCAGTTTGAAGTTCTTTTTCTATAACCCCTCTACGGTCTATAAGGGCTTGTTCAACTCTACCTCGGGTGTCTATTAATTGATTATCTATAAAACCTTGTTCTCGCAATAATTGGGTACGATCATAAGCCCCAGCAGTTTGAAGTTGAAGCTCTATAGTACCCTTACGGTCTATAAGGGATTGTTCAACTCTACCTCTGGCTTCAACTAAGACGTTATCTATCTGGCTTTGTTCTTGTTGTAGAGTTAGTTTAGTAACAGCGTCAGCAGTTTGAAGTTCTTTCTCTATTTCGCCGCGTCTGGATATTAAAGAATTTTCTATATCACCTCTGACAAGTGATAAATTTTTGTCTAGTTCACTTTGTTCTCTTAATAACCTGACCCTATTAATTGCATCAGCGGTTTGAAGTTCTTTCTCTATTTCGCCTCGTTTTTCTACTAAGGACAATTCTATTCCGCTACGTGTTTGTAATAACTCTTTATCTATTTGTCCTTTTTCAACTAATAATTGTTTTCTGGTAGCAGCATCAGCTAATTGTAAACTAGCATCAATCTCACCTTTTCTGGTTAAAAGTTTTATTTCTTGATCTGATCTAATAGCTGAAAGTCTTTCATCTATTAAAGCTTCCTGGGCTAATAGTCCTTTTCGATCTGCTGCAGACGCAGTTTGTAACATTAGGTCAATACGGGACTTTTGGTCCATTAAGGAAGCTTGGACACTTAAATTAGTTGCCATTAAAGAACGGTCTATTTCACCTTTTCTATTTAATAACTCTAATCTGTTTTGACCTTCAGCTGTTTGTAATGACTGTTCAACGCTGCCGCGTTCTGCAATCAATTCTTTTTGCACTTCGCCTTGGGTACGTGCTTGCGCAATCTCTTGAGCACCTTTTAATTCTTGTAATGAAGTATCAATTTCACCACGTTTTACCAATAACTTTATTTGCTCTTGGGCAGAAGCTGTAAGCATTTCTTTATCTATAGTTGCTCTTTCAGCCATAAGTCTGGATTTAGCTTCAGTTTCAGCGCCTACAAATTCCCTTTGTTGCCGGGCCGCTTGTGCTGATAACATAGTTTGTTGAGCAAACCCTGCACCAAATTCTTTAGCCCTGTTAGCTGCAGCCTGGTTCGCCATTTTTACGGCAAGAGAAGTCTCCACATCTTTAGTGGCAATGGGAAGGGCATATTCTAAATTAGCTTTAGCTGCTTCTCCTAATGCCATAGAGGTACTTAACAAGCCTCTTTGTTGCATACGCTGTTTAGCTTTAGTTTCACCTAAAGTTTGTAAAGGTCCTCCCTTTCTTATAATTTGCTCAACTCGGCCCTCAACTGTCTCTTTTAACGGATCTAGTTCTATACGCTCGGGGTCTACCTGAGTTTGCCCGAATTTCATTAAAGGACCTAAATGTGTTGGCATAGTGTTATTTCTCCAAAATTACTAAGATGAAAAATATTTATGCAAAATCACTGTCTATATCATCACGGGCAATTTGTTCAACATCAGAATTAGTACGTTGCGCAGCACTAATCGCTTCAGATTGACAATGATTTTTTACATCGGTTTTTAAACAGCCTAAAAAATTACCTGCTTTTTGTTCAGCAGTCATACCGTCAGTATCAACTGACTGGCTATCTAAATATAGTCCAACAATTTTGGAAACTTTATCTTTTGGTACTGCGCGTCCCATTAAGGCGCTTAAAACATCAGTTACTTTGGTAATATTGCTCATAATAATTTTTTCCTAATTTCATCTAATTGGCTACTTAATTCTTTTACTGCATTTACTAATGGAAAAACAAACATTTCTTTTGATATACGCTGACCTTGTTTATCTTCACCCCAACCTGCAAAAGTACTTGGGTCTACACCTACATTAGTTAAAGCTTTTAAAACATCTTGCGCTATAAAAGAATGCATTACTTTTTCAGTATCAATTTTTGTACTTGGATCAACGTCCCATTCTATCGGCCATTCATTGGCGGGTCTTAAATTATAAGTTACAGGTCTTAAATAATTAATAAAGTCTAATCCTAATATAGCATCTTTTATATTAGTTTTTCTTCTTCTATCTGAAGATTGGGTCCAGGCGTTATCGGTATCGAATTCATTTTTTATTGTACCAGTTGAATTACCGATTGTTATTTGGTTATCTTCTGCGCAAGCAACGTTTACACCTATTGTAAATTGACCTGAAGCAGAGTTTGTGCTTACTTCGGCATCAAGACCAACAAGGATATTACCAGAACCAGTTGTAATACTATTACCAGCGCTGGCACCTATAGCAGTATTACTACCCCCAGTATCGAGTAATAAAGCGTTATAACCAATTGCTGTAGAATCATTTGTCGTATCAATTGCACTTAATGCAGAAGTACCGACCGCTGAATTTCTTGCGCCTGAAGTATTAGCGTCTAATGATAATGATCCTATTGCAGTATTATCTGATCCTGTATTAAGAATTAAAGCACTAGCCCCCACCGCTGTACAATCATCACCTGTAATAATCGCACTTAAAGTAGCATACCCACATCCGGTGTTATTTGATCCTGAGGTATTAGCATCTAATGAAAATGCTCCGACTGCAGTATTTTGAGAAGCAGTACTAAGTAATAACGCGTTATGTCCGATTGCAGTACTATCATTTGCTGTAACAATCGAACTTAAAGCAGACCGACCTAAGCCCGTATTTCGCGTACCACTAGTGTTTGCATCTAAAGTCGCTGATCCGACTGCGGTATTATCACCTGCAGTACTTAAAACTAATGCGTTGAAGCCTATAGCTGTACAATTACTAGTAGTAACATTAGCACTTAAAGCACTTTTACCTACTGCGGTATTATTAACTCCTGAAGTATTAGCGTCTAATGATAATGACCCTATTGCAGTATTATCTGCTGCGGTATTAAGTACTAAAGCGTTCCGTCCTACCGCTGTACTATTACTAGCTGTAACGTTAGCTCCTAAGGCACCTACGCCTACAGCAGTATTATCTGCACCAGAAGTATTAGCATCTAGTGCCTCAGATCCGATTGCTGTATTACTTGCGGCAGTATTAAGAATTAACGCGTCGTTACCTACTGCAGTACAATTACTGCTTGTACTAATAGCACCTAAAGCATTTTTACCCACCGCAGTATTACTTCCTCCTGAAGTACATGCATCAAGCGCTAATGACCCTACAGCAGTATTGCTATTACCAGTATTAAGTAATAGAGCATTATAACCAATTGCTGTAGAATCATCCCCCGTCACAATGGCGCTTAATGCAGATTTACCTACTGCAGTATTTCTAGTACCTGTGGTATTCGCATCAAGACTTAATGAACCAACTGATGTATTATCATTTGCTGTATTAAGTATTAATGCATCTTTACCTATCGCAGTACAATCATCACCCGTAGTGATAGCTCCTAACGCATCGCTACCAAATGCAGTATTATTTGTGCCACCTGAAGCAATTACATCACCAGCACCAACCCCTACTTTCGTATTTGTTGTGCTATTAGAATCAGTAGTTACTAGGTCACCATTAACATGAAGATTTTTTACAATACCTAAACCACCATCTGTTTGAAATGCTCCAGTAGTAGTTGAGGTTGAATCAGTAGTACCATCTCCTACTAAAGAACCCGTAAGAGTAAGTCCTGTGAAAGTAGGACTATCACCAGTACCTACACCTATGCTTGTTCTTAATGTAGCGCCTGATTCGGCTACCGGATCAGTTGTACCGTCACCAACGATCATTTCACTATCGGCTAATACTGCCATAACAGTAACTGCGCCAGTACCTGAACCTAAGAGTACCCCACCATCAGTAAGAGTTGCGACACCAGTACCGCCTTGTGCTACTGTTATGGACGCGGTAGTGACAAGCTCTGTAGCGCCTGCATTTACAACTACTACATGATCAGCAGTAAACGATGGCAATTTGTCTATTGCTGTTTCTATAGCATCAAACTCGGTCCTCATATCAGAAGATGAACCTTGTGCATTAGTGGCCGGAACTCCGGATGGTGTGTACCAAGGCGAACTCATTGATTAATAACCTTATTTTTTAAATGTTTCCAAGCTTTTTTACGACATATGCTAGATACATGTTGTCTACATATATCGTACATGTCACCTATACTTTGACAAGTATAACCTTTTGATCTTAATGAACGTATTTCTAAAACTTCTTCAGTAGTTAATTTTGCATCCCCGTTTTCTTCACCTTTTGTTTGTCTATCTTTCTCACACTTATCTCTGTTATTATCCGCTATAGTGCCTAAAAATAAGTGTTGTGGATTGCAACAAAGTTTATTATCACAATGATGTAATACACACAAATCTTTTGGTATAGGACCTTTATATAACTCATAGGCAAATCGATGAGTAGATACTTGTTCCCCTTGTACTTTAACCACCCCATATCCTCTCGCCCCTTCTACTCCTATCCACCAATGACAAGTACTAAAAGGTATTAATTCAATTTTATCTTCAAACCGTTCTTGTAAAGTTTTTGAATGATTTTTACGTATTGTTGGGATTCCAGATTTTCTAACCTCATCTTTAGTACGTAATGTTAAATGTTGAGGATTTACGCATAAACGATTTTTACAAGTTTGTGAAACACATAAACCATCAGGAATAGGGCCTTTATAAAATTTATACGCAATTCTATGAACCGTTTCCTTCGCACCTTTAATTCTAAAACTGCTGCATCCTTTTTTATTTGGTGCACCTAGCCACCAGTGGCATGTACTAAAAGGTATAAGTTCAACTTTTTCTTCAAATCTTTCTTGCAGACTTTTCATCTTAGTTGCCTTCTGTGCGCGTATCTAATCATTGCGCCAGTTAAATTAATTGGGTCAAAATAATCACTATCTTTTTTGATAGTAATTGATATATTCTCACCACTACCCTCTAATTTCAAGTTTGAAGGACTTAATGTGACACCATCCCAAAAAAACTGATCCCAGGTGAAGTTATCCCAAATAGTTGAACTAAAATCAAGCACTTCCGTTTGCGAAGAAGGCTGAGGTAAGTCAACCGTCCCATACCCTACTTCAGTAGTCATAACGAACTCTGCATATCCGTCACCATTCGCTTCTATTGTTATGCCTAAATATTTTTTATTCCACCTTATAGACTTAGCAAAATTAACATGAGTTGTTAAAACGGCTAAGATATTATCACCATCAAAACTGGTGCCTTTATCCAATTGATAAACTTTACCATCTGAAGACCCAAACATAATTTCTTCTTTGCCTGTGCTATCTTCCAAAGACGCAATAGCATCGACGGTATCCACAAAGAGTATCGGCATCATACCTACAACTTCATTGCCTTGTGCATCTAAATAACTAGTTATATAAAGACCTGTTTTATCTGTAAAAAATACCCTATATTGATTTTTATCTCTTGCTATACAAGAAGCATTTATAAGAGTCTTCTTGGTATTTAAAAAACTTTGTATATGCCTGGATATAGTCGCTTGTTGAAAATTACCATGGGCTAAAACAGTACTTAAAGTTGTTATACCTCTATCATCTAAATACATTGTACGACCAAACTGCTGTATCGAATGCGCAAAAGCACCTAATTCATTTCTATATTTAACTAAATTCCAGTCTGCCGCACTAGTGCCGTATAACATATGAATAGTATCCCGGCTGTAAATACCAAGAGCGCCGCTATCTTCAGATCCGGGTTCAGACATAAATCCTGTTATTGTATCACCAACAGCTAATTCAGCGGCCCCAAATATAGGGTCAAAAATATAAGGATTAGCTATACCTGAATGTTGTGCAGAGCCTGAAAAAGCAAAAAATAAATGATTTTTATGTACAATAACATGATTAGGTGTGTCAGTTGTCATTCCTGTAGCAATAGGAACATATACAGTGCCGTCAAATTCAAAGCCTTGATTAACTCTATCACAACCATAAATACGTAAAGTCCCAGTATCGCCGCCGAAATTAGCTTTTACCATTTCATATCGACCACTCGCACTTAAAGTTATGGCTGAACTATCTGCCGATATAGTAGCGACATTTAAATTAGCACCAACATCTAAATTTTCAGACTGAAAAGTACCTGTTTGTGAAGCAAATATTAGTCTTCCCGCCGCATCACCTGCAGCAAAAGACCCCGATTCTATTACCACCCTGGTTATCGTAGCTGTTGCAGCAGAAGTAGCCCCGGTAATAACATCATCTTCAGCTATGACATAAGTGCCAGCAGACGTAAATGATAACTCCCGGCCTAATGCAACACTAGTCCATCCAGAAGATGAGGATTTATACAAATCTGTTGCAGTGCCCCCCGTATTATTTCTGAATGCATACCATACATCATTAAGTTGGTACAGACCTAATATAGCACCTGAACCCGGGACTGCAGCTATATCACCTCTGAATTCATCAGCAGCTAAATTTAAATTTTGACCATGCAATTTAGCGGTAGCTGCGCCACTTTTTTTAGCTAATGAAGAAGCAGTACCTTCAGTTACCGAAGAAACTTGTAAATCATTAGTTGCATCAAAAGTGCCTGTTATTCTTGCAATTACTAAAAAATCAGGGGTCCCTGAAGTATCAACATTTAAAACTACTGCTGTAGCCGCAGAAACTAATTGAGTAATAGTGTCACCAGTAGAAAAAGACCCTGTAATAGTAACATCAAGTATGGAATATTCACTATCAGACGGACTTGGCCTGCCGTCAAAGATCTCATAACCTTGAATATCAATATAGCCCTGGTTATTAATACCGATCTCATAATTTTGAGTTTCCCTTAATTTACCAGGTTCAATATTCCACGGTCTTGATTCAGTATCATAACCGCCTGTAAAAGGTATGTAATCAAATTTGGGCTGGGCTAACTGAGGTATAGTCACGCGAGATACCCTGCAATGCGGAAAGGAGCTTCCTGATTTCTCTTGAGTTGGTTCATGATCCTACGCATACCAAATTGCGCTCTAGCTATTATCTCTGGTGCTGACTCAAAAATACCATAGTATTCCATAGCTTGATATTTAATTAATGAGTGATAGTCACTCGGCATTTCAGGGGTGTCAGTATTTGCAGCTAATATTTGAGCAGACCTAAGATAATACCCTGTTACAGTATAAACCGCATCAGGAGTCAGCCCTAATTGCAATTCATCTTTTCTGTTAACAGTTATATGGATTGGTTGTGACTTTTGGTCTTGTAATGATCCTGTTTTATATAAATGTTCAAAATAAGGCCATTTTACAAAAGCTAAAAAAACTTCGCTACCTGTACCGGAAGATTTTAAAAATTGTTTAGGTGGATTAATGGGGTCATCTACATGCCAGGCTTTAAATCGTGTAATGGTTGCTGCAGCATCTGAATCAGTCACGGCACCAGAAGCATATACATCAGTACCATCTACAGTATCTACTGTAAATTTTTTATGTAGCCAGCGCCAGTCGCGCGCACCCTGTATTTCTGTGTACGCATCAGCTACCCAATTAACAACACGATTAAGTTCACCAATTTGTCCGGTAACCGCCGTAGGCTTAGGACTTGCATCAGCACCCCCGGCTATACCGCATTCCCTTGCGACATCTTGACATATTGTTAAATAATCAGCCATTGTTAAACTCTCATATCATTACATACACGTTCAAGCCATCTGGCACCTTTAGGATTTTTATCAGTTATGATGTGTAAAGGATACCTGTGTGATTTTGTTTCAGGATACGACATTTCTTTTATAGCAGTATAAGGGTTAATAGTCTCAATATTACCATAGGATGAAGTTTTAGCTCTCAATAACACTTCTACATAATTACGAGGCAGCCATTGTTTTTTACCTCTTAATATTAATTTAGGCGTTCCATTAACACTTACAGTAAAAGTATTGTCAGGATAAACAGCCTGAGAAGGCATAACCATTATTTCTACCATTTCTTTGTCAAAACGCATTTGGTCTGCTTTTTCTTTAAATTCCGCTGAATCCACTGAAGTTAATGAAACTTCTATAACTTCTGCATCAGCTTTAGAGTCTCCTTCTTTAAATTTTACATTACGCTCATCTGCATGTTGATAAATATCTTCTGAAGATTTGCCCTTTGCCATTGTCTGAAAAATTTTTTGATTTGATTCTAAAAGTGCCGCAAATTTTTTATCTATATCTATGGATAAATCATCTAATTTTTTATCTACGACTTCATTTCTCTCTCTGATTTGTTTATCAAGAGATTTCATAGTCATATTATTATTAGTACGTTTATCTATCTTATCTTTTTTCATAATAATTTACTCTTTAAGTCCGACTTCAATTAATTTAGCTGAATTTATCAATCTTAACTGATAGCGAACCTGGTTTTGTGGCATTAACATGCTATCGCTATTAAGCCAGTCATGAATTGCTTGTAAATTGGCTTGAGATATTATGCACATTGTAACTGTTTGCTCTTGATCAGAGGCCCCTGATTCAAGGGCCTTTGCATTAGCATTCAAGATCTTTTTCTCATCCTTTGAATTTTCAGATGATTTTCTCATATTAAATTAGCCTTTTAGTTAAGTTTTTTATTAAGTGCTCTATATAATTTATCCAATCTTTTAGCTTTTACATCTAGCTCCTTGATAGCATTAATAATCGGATAAACAAACATTGCCTCAGATATTCTTTGACGACCTGTTTTTTCATCAACTTTCCAACCAGCAAAATCATCTACATTTTCTTTATCTAATGCAGCTTTTACTTCCTGAGCTTTTAAGCCATGTATGCGCGCATCTACATTAGTAGGATACTCTTTCGCATCTATGCCCCATTCTTCAGGCCATTCTTCAACAGGTTTTTTGTAATAAACAATCGGAGTTAATTGATTAAGAAAACTTAATCCTAATCTAGAGTTACCTATTACATTTTTCATACGCTCATCAGAAACTTTATCCCAAGTCGCATCAGTACCCCAGTCATTACGGATATGATCTGAAGCATCCCCAATAACAATCGCCTTATCTGCGGTATTTACTACACCTTTACCAATTGAAAATTGGTTAGAGCTACCTGCAGCACTCACATCAGTATCAGCCCCGATACAGATATTATTTGACCCGGTAGTTAATGTAGGTCCGGTATTTCTACCTAACATAGTATTATTATTACCTGAAGTAATAGTTGAACCTGATAATGAACCAATCGCGGTGTTCTCTCCTGTACCAGCATTCACAGCTTTTAGTGAACCCTCACCAACTGCAGTATTATCGTCATCTGTTGTACCAGCGGCTACTAAAAGAGCATCATTACCAACTGCTGTATTACGAAGACCTGTAACATTCGCACCTAAAGCATTGGAGCCAATGCCAGTATTATCTACTCCTGAAGTATTTGCATCAAGTGATAGTGACCCAACTGCAGTATTATCAGATGCAGTATTAAGAACTAAAGCATTTTTACCAATTGCGGTACAGTTATCACCTGTAACAACACCACTTAAAGCATTAGCCCCTATTCCCGTATTATTAGTGCCTGAAGTATTTGCATCTAAAGCCCCTGATCCAACTGCAGTATTATCATTTGCTGTATTAAGTCCTAAAGAACTTCTACCTACTGCGGTGTTTCCTGTACCACTAACATTAGCATCTAAAGCCTCTGATCCGACTGCAGTATTATTTGATGCAGTATTTAATAATAAAGCATTTTTACCTATTGCTGTACAATTAGACCCTGTAACAACAGCGCTCAAAGCATTTGTACCTATTCCTGTATTACTTGATCCTGAAGTATTAGCATCTAAAGACCCTGAACCTACAGCAGTATTATCTGCGGCGGTGCTAAGTATTAATGCATTAAAGCCAACTGCAGTGCTATTTGATGTTGTAACATTGGCACTTAAAGCAGATTTACCTACTGCGGTATTATTTGCACCACTAGTATTAGCATCAAGAGCTAATGATCCGACTGCTGTGTTATCTGAGGCTGTACTAAGTATTAATGCATTATGTCCAAGTGCTGTACAATTATCACCTGTAATATTAGCACCTAAAGAACTTCTGCCTACTGCGGTATTGTTAGTTCCACTAGTGTTTGCATCTAATGACTCTGATCCAACAGCAGTGTTATCTGCAGCTGTACTAAGTAATAAAGCATCATTACCAATCGCTGTACTATTAGCACTCGTAGTAATAGCACCTAAAGCATTAAAACCAACCGCAACGCAGTCAATAGCTGTAGTTGCTGCGTCCATAGAAAGCGCGCCAACGGCTACATTACCACCGGAAGCCGAAGCATTCAATAATGATAACGCACTAAAACCTATTGCTACACAATTATCATCTGTCGCACCAGCAGCAGTTAGCATAGCATCCGCACCAATAGCTACATTAGAATTACCAGTAACATTTGCGCCCAATGCATTAAAACCGACTGCAACACAGTCAATTGCTGTAGTAGACGCATCCATAGCTCGTGAACCAACGGCGGTATTACCCCCGGAAGCTGAAGCATTTGCTACCAAACCTGCATTAAAACCGATAAAGGTATTATCATCATCAGTTGTGCCCGCTTGAGCGCCCCCGGCATCTTCACCAACTGCTACATTACGAAGCCCGGTAACATTTGCGTCTAAACATCTTGTACCAACCGCAGTATTACCGTTTGCAGTACTAAGTGCCAACGCATCTTTACCGACTGCCGTAGCATCAATAGTTGTAACGGCGGTTTTTAACGCCCCTGAACCTATTGCGGTATTATCACCGGAAGCTGAAGCATTCAATAAAGCTAAGGCCCCAAAACCTACTGCTACACAGTTATCATCTGTCGCACCAGCCGCAGTTTTCATTGCATCTGCGCCAACCGCCGTATTAGTATTACCAGTAATTTGTGCCGCTAAAGCATCAAAACCAATTGCAACGCAATCAATAGAAGTAGTAGACGCGACCATAGCCTGAGAACCTACAGCGGTATTACCCCCAGAAGCCGAAGCATCTGCAACTTTACCTGCGTCACTACCGATCCAAGTATTATCATCATCAGTAGTACCTGCTTGAGTTGCACCTGCATTAAGCCCAACTGCTACATTACGAAGTCCGGTAATATTTGCCGCTAAAGCTTCTGCGCCGCACGCGGTGTTACCATCTGCAGTACTTGCACTTAAAGCATTAAAGCCAATTGCTGTAGCATCAATTGTAGTTACCGCAGCATCTAAGGACTGAGAACCAACAGCAGTATTACCACCAGAAGCAGAAGCATTTAATAATAGCCCTGAATTATACCCGATAAAGGTATTATCATCATCAGTTGTACCCGCTTGAGCGCCCCCGGCATCTTCACCAACTGCTACATTACGAAGCCCGGTAACATTTGCGTCCAGCGCCTGAGCACCAACCGCAGTATTACCTGCAGCAGTACTAAGTGCTAAAGCATCTTGACCTACCGCAGTAGTATCTGAAGTAGTTGTAAGAGTTGCAGCAGCCCCAGTACCTATACAAGTATTATTACTACCTGTAGAAATTGTTAATCCAGCATCTTCACCAAATGACACATTATTATCACCAGTAGTAATAGCTGTACCAGCACTATGGCCGAATGAACTGTTATTAGTACCAGACGCCAAAGTAATTGAATTACCCGCATCTATACCAACTTGCGTATTACCATCAACATCTACGATATCACCTAATTCAGCTAGGTCAGCCAAATCAATAGTAATATAGTTATTACCATCCTGTTGACGTATTTTCGCATTAGAGCCAAATATTATCTCATCAGTAACAATTAGCTTTCGTGCTCGTTGTGTATTCTTAGCCATTTTCTCAATCCTCTTTAGGAGTTCAACCCCCTGCAGCGATAAACTGCAGGGAGGAATAAAATGTTAAAATTTAAGTTGCTTGTTGTGGTCTGTCAGGAAGAAACGCACAATCGGTATAAGTGTCAATTACACCTGTAGCAGTCCAATTATCTGCACCGTAAGTCCAGGCTGAACCCGTTGACCCATTTTCAACAATTACATAACCAAATGGAGCCATAGTATCAGGAATTGAAGGGAATGGAGGATCAATGATAAAGGTATTAGCATCAGTATCTAAAGAATTAATAGCTCCTTGAGATACAACGATAGTACCTGCTGCGATAATACCATAAACAAATACACAACCTTCACTTTTAGCCAGAGCGTTAAAAGCATTCCCGGTTGTATGGTCAGTTGTTGGCGTTGCCGCGTTAGTTTGTGCAGCAAGTTCCGTACTATATGCGCCTGCAAGAATAGTAGGTATTGCTGCTGTAGTGGTATAAGTGGTTGTAGTTCCAGCAGTTAAACCTGCCTTAGCTAAAGCCATAGTACCACCATTATTTAAGTTATTGGGTTGCATAATAGTTAACCTCTCTATGCTTTAGTTATTAGGTATCAGCCAAATCTGTAGCACCAGTTTCTAATATTGCTGCCCAACCATCATTTTGCATAAATGGTGCGGCCCAAAATTTACCACCGATATAACCACGTTGACCTAATGGATCTTGTTTATCTTTTTTATTGTGCGGTAAGTGAGTCAAACTAAAACCATCTAAACCACGAAGTGCAACATCCCCCCATGCATCTTCAGCTACAACAATTAAAAAATAAACATCTATGTTAACACTGGCATCAGAGATTAAACCTGTAGTACCTACTGCAGCACCTGCAGCTAAAACAGGAGATAATTCAGGCGAAGTGATAAAACGATATTCATCAACTGCACCTAATTCTCTTGGGTGAGCTTTCATACCCATTTCGCCATACTCAGCCGCTTTAGTGAAACCTTGGATCTCACGTATGTCATGAGCCATATCAGTATCAGTAAATACTAAATATCCAGCTTCTACAGGTGATGTATTATAATAAGGGGATGCGTCAATAACTTCAGTTATCATATCAGCCCTATTAGCTTCTAAGGAACGCGTGATATTACGGAGTCTGTTTAAAGTTACCGTTTCATCTACTGTTGCTCTTGTCGTACCACCTGCATAATACTTGTTAGTACTTGCTTTCAATATACCATAAGCAAGAAGTTCTTTAACAAGGCCCATACGCTGACCAGCCTGTTTCATCATAGGTTTAGGAATGTCGTCCTCATATAACTCAGCAGTTTTATCAGTATAAGAATACAAAACTGAATATTGATTAAGCTGAACTGTGATATCTTGAGGCGTGATAGTATCTGCTACAGGAGTAACACCATCTGTAGTTAAATGTTTATTTTCATCTACTACCCATTCATTGATTGTTGTAGAATTTGTAGTAGCACCACCAAATGGTAGCCAACGTCTGAATACAACAGTATCAGACATATTTTTACCGATCCTATGTTGTGTACCTGTAATAGATAACACCATACGGGGGATGGCATGTTTTAGGATTTCGCCCTTAACTTTTGCGATACGGGGCGTATTCGTATCATAACTTACAATAGCCATTATAGACTCCTGATATATCGAGCATACTAACAATACCTAACATTTTTATAATGTTAGATATTATCTATATTTTATTGCCGAAGGATATAAAAGTCGTCCGGGTATTATTTTAAGGGGCTATAAAGCGCCTATCTTTGTGATCTGTGACCATAGAAACCTGTTTTAAAAGCTTCATCTACATCTTGAGACATATCCGGGACTGCTGCAGGGCCTGCACCATTAGTAGGCGCTACATTATCCGCTAATATCTGTTGATTTTTTGCCTGAGCAGCATTAGCAATTACATTAGGTTGTTCAGTAATACTAGTAGTTACATCAGTATTAGTGTTATTAAATTTACTGTACTTATCAAGTAGCGTGATTGCGGCATTTGCTGAAGGGTCTCCATATAAAGAGCCTTTATCATTTGCCCATTCAGGGTACGTACTAAGTAAGTTATTATAATAATTATCAGCTTGAGCAAATATAGCATTTGCTTCACCTGGTACACTATTTTGTAATGAACTTGCATTACTTAATAAAGTTTCGTATTGCAATCTTTCATTTATATTAGGCCCATTTTCATAAGCCCAATTTTTGAAAGTCTCATTTTGTACTGTATATTCCCATTCTGGATGGCTTTTGTCAAGAATACGTTTCATTTCAAAATCTTCTTGAAATTGTCTGGTACTAACTAATAATTCATTTTTAAATTTATCTAAAGTATCTCCTACAGAAGTACTTACTGAAATATCCATAGCATCAAAGGCCGAAGCAACTTCAGGTAAACCATCATTACGTAAAGCCTCACGACTTTCCTTATTAGTCATAGCATCTTTTATTTGTTCGCTAGTAGGTTTAACTACATTCCGATTTTCATATTCTTGTTTTTGGTACAAACTCTGTAATTTATTAGCCCTGCCTGACGCAGACTTAGCAATATTAACTGCACTATCAAGGTCTACACTCATTTGCTCAAACTTTGCCTTAATAGCATCTGGCACTCCCGCCCATTCATCAACAACTGGATCAATATTAACTTCCGGTGTAACTACTGCCGGAGTTTCTGGGGTAACTACTGCAGGAACTTCAGATGCTGCAGCTACCGGAGTTTCTAGTGTAACTGCTGCAGGGACTACAGGCGCTATATCTGATCCACCTTCCGATACTTCCGATACTTCCGAGGTATCTGGTTCATCACTAAACTCATATTCATCATCAGCGCTATATCCGGCAGCGAATGCCGCATCTATTTCAGTTCTAGTTGCCATTAAAACCCCCATATACGTTTTTTAAGATACTTAATTTCAGCTATCTGGCCTCTTAACAAAACACTTGCATCAATACTATCATTTGATGCTCTGTGTTTTTCAAGTCTCTCATTTAATAATTCTAGTATTTTTACTATACCAGAAGCTTCTAATTCAAAATTTACTAATAATTTTTCCATTATTGAGGCTCTTTAGTTTCAGTTTTATTTTGTTCGGCTAAAGCTTTATCTAATTCATCCTGTACTTCGGATTTTTTTCTTATCAGATAAAAATAGTCATCATTTTTTCTACGACCAAGAACGCATTCTAATAACATAGTATCAACAATACTGGAATTCTTTAGAAACGCAGGTTGGTCTTTAGGTTCGACCAGGCCCCACGAATCTTCATCTTCAGGATTTTTTGATCTGAAAACTAATAAATCAACTTGCCCCATTATAGAATTTTGTTCTTTATATATTTCAATAGAAACTTTTTTAGCTTTTTTTGCACACTTGGCAGCCCCGCATGTTATATAGTCTCTCACATATACTATGCTTTGAGCCAGTACCATTTCTTTATCACAAAATTGACAAAAATGAGACATTTTACATTCCTTTTAATATATTAAATGTTATTTGAATATAGTTATAACAAAATAACTATACTCAAATAACATTTTATTAGTATCCTGGCATATCAGGAATATTAGTAGTTTTTCTTTTTTTATCTTTTTTCTTCTCTTTTTTCTTAGATCTTTTTTTATCTGATTTTTGGCCATCACCATTATAGTAACCACCCTTTTTAGGCATAAGGTCTAACATGTTATATTTCCTCTCTATTTATGTTTACTTAACAATTCTAATACTTTTATAAATTCTAAATATTCTTCTAATGAATCTTTTACATATCGATTAGTTTCTAAAGAGCGTGTAATACTACGTAAATCATCCAAACTTACAGTTTTATCTATATCTTTTAATTCATTGTCAACATAAAATTTACTTTTCATAAGATTGTCCATCAGGTGCTCGGCCTTTCGGCTCAACTAATGGCTCGGATACTTCTCTATCACTTAACTGGATCTGCGCCTTTAACTTCATCACAGTATCCTGAACTTTTTGCTTGATGTCTTCTAAATGTCTGCTATCAGATCCTTTTTCCTTCATTTGCATAATGAGAGCTTCTAAATCCTGGGTAGCCTGAGATAACAATACTTTTACTTGTCTGTCTTTATCTTCACTCTCATGTTTCATTTGCGCTATGCGTTCTCTGGATGACCTGTCCAGATCACTTTTCTTAATGAACAATTCTTTTTCAAATTTTTGCATACGTTCATTAACTTCAGCATTTAATTTCGCTATTTCTAATTTAGGATCAGGAGGAGGCTCTTGGGCCGCCGCCATGCCCTCAACTATTTGTTGCCATTCTACATCATCATATTCTAAACGAGCAGGATCTATTTTGCTGATCCTCAATACTTCATCTATCCATTTTAATGGATCTTTTTTAAATACCGGATTAAGAACAAATTCACCTATCGTATAAATAGCCTGATTTGCTATTTCTCGTTCTATTAAGGATGAAGCACCTAACGCAATTATATTAAAATCACCTTTCAAGGAATCATCATCAACAAATTGTAGTAAGTGGTTGTAATATCTCTGTATATGAGGCTTGGTAATATAATCGTCATAAAGTCTCGCCACGCGCCTTAACATTGAAGACGCATTATTATTTTGTAATATCATACCGCCCAATGTATCAGGCGTATCCTGACTAACCTGTCCCTGCAAAATTAACGGCATACCTGTCGTTTCCTCGGCCATTTTTAAACCGAGTTCAATAATTTTTTGTAGTTCTTCCTGAACCATAGGCGCGAGAATGTATTGTATGCCGTTACCTACATGATGTTTACTTGGATCATAATCATCTGCGCCAACATATACCTTCCAGGGTTCTATCGAATTAACACCATCTGCAGCCTGAATTAAATTAGTATCAACAAATAACATCGGGCCACCTGCGGCCCCGGCGTTATCCATCATATGACGCGTAGCACCTGTTACCATCCTTTGAGAAGTTCTTATTTGCCTGGCAAGTCCGATACCCCAGGGCAAACCTAATCTACGTTGCCATACCATAACATCATAAGGAAATGCACCATTTTGCATATGAGATATTGACGCTTTTAGAACCCGGTTATTGACCATTGTTAACTGAACAAAAAACCAATCATTATCATTATCCTCATGATGGCTGTAGTCTTTTCTATCAGATAACATATCCATTATTAATAAATCATCTTTATGTATAGACCCGTGATAATACCAGATCTCATACATATTCTTTTTAGTATACGAATACTGTTTTAGCCCCGGCGTATCCATATCATCTTTGAATTCTTTATACGCTACAAAAGGTCCTTCTTCTATGACTCTGTCTATTTGTTCATTTATATATCCCGGTACATTTTTTAACTTCTGAAGATAGCTCCTTGTAATTTCGTCCTTTTCCCAAGTGTAATTTCCGTTATGTATATCCTCACCACACGCTGGATCAGGGAAAAAGTTTCTGTAGAACACTCTAACTGATGCAGGTTTTATTTGCTCTATATTAATAACCTTTCCATTTTTGTACATTATTTTTGTATCTTTGACCGGAATTGGCCCTTTCAATATTCCTGTACCCACCTTACATGCATCTTCTATTACTCTACGATTATGCGTATGATACCTGGACTCTACGCACCAATCCCATATTTTTGACTCAGCTTTTTTAGCGGCCTCTTTAGCCTTTCTTACAACGTCTTTAGCATCAGCTACGATATTATCGGTCTGCCTTTGTCGGCGTTCTTCATCTTCAGGATTTTCTTTTTGAATACCCTCTTTTATTTTATCTGGTATATTCCCTTTTGAAATGTCGATCATATCTGGGTTGGGAGTGGGGCCAATAGAAAAAGGGGGCTCACCATCAGTAGGAAATAATAGATCGCCCATACGTGCAGCAGCACCATCAACATATGGCCGGGTTATATTAGGGAAAATAGTTGAGCCTTCGGTATCTTCATTAGAACTCGGATACTGAGCGCCTAAAGGCTTACCACGCCATGCTTTTAACTCACCTCTGTTAGCATCATCAATGCCTTCATAATATTCCTCATCCTCCAACCACTCATCCTCTATCCCCGAATCCTGGCGCCCTGCGATTGCTTCTGAGCGTATTTGTGCCAGGGATAACCCGATAACATTAAGGCGGTCATACAAGTCATGCTTGTTAATTTGCATACGACTTGGTGTCGATGTTAGACTCTCGGCTTCAAGGGTTTCAATAGTTTCTATGGACGCATAGTGTGGATCAGGCTTATTTCCTGTTGTTAAGGGGTGTTTTTTAGACCTTTTACTCTTATACGGCATTTTACTATCTGTCTCTATATATTACCGTTATATTGCCAGTGGAGGAATTATCTGGATCTACTATAACGCTGGTATCAAATATAACTCCATCCGTCCCGGCAAAATCAACAAGTGACCCTGCAGCTTTATTCGCCTCAATCGTAAACACCGCAGTAGTACCATTCTTTATAACTACAGCATGCGCTGATAATACAGTATTAACATAAAAACCTTTCACTAAAGCCGCTGCAGGCGTTACTGTAGAAATATCTGTTTCCAGATCGACCACTCCAAAATTCCATGCAGGCATGTTATTGTTTTATCTCTTGCCATACAACTGATAATATTAACAAAGGTGTTGAGCCACCAGCGGCTACACCTTCTAATGACCAATCATCATTCTCAGGAATAACAATGGAGCCCCCAACATGCTCATGCATTAATACAGGTAGCGCAGCAGTAGTTGCCAAACTCGCGCCCAAGATAATACCTGAAGGTCTGATTATTGTAGGCGTGGCAGCAACTGTTCTACCTTCACCAGCAGTTGCAGAGCCTGCAGCCGCACCTAACTTAGCATTTTGAATTGTCAGAGTTGTGCCTGTTGTTGGCACCGCAGTTTGTACTGTACGTGAATGAACTAATGACCCCGCACCTAAAGTACCTGATACATACCCCACATAAATATCTAAAATAGATACTAAGACACCTGAACCATCAGGATTATGAATATCTAAAGGAGGTGTTGTAGATAACGCAGTACCCGGAGCCACACCACCTACGGCAGTACTCGCCATAAAAATATTACCTCTTGACGCGGCTTCATGATACTTACCAACGCCCTGTGCTATTACTAATTCGTTATTACGACCTAAACGATTTGAAGAATTACCGCCATCTGCTGCGGGACCAAGGCCCCCTGTACGACCGCCTTGGATCACTGTATCAGCCATTTTTCTGTCCTCTGTAAATTAATACCAACGTTATAAACTTTCTAATTCTAAACTATATTCTTACATTATACTACATGGTCGTAAAATGCGGAAACCGTAGGCGCGGTTCCTCCTGTCAGTGTTGTTAAATTTAATTGGATAAACTGAACAGGCTTATCAATTACATGAAACATAGCATTACCCGCAGTTATATCTTCAGCAGGAAATGGGTGAGTACCTATTTGAATAAAAGTTTCATTATCCAGACTAGCCTCTAAATCAACTGTGACTGCTGTCGGGTCACCTGTAGTCGTAATCTGTACTGTATGATGGCTAACCACTTTCCCTAAATCTTTGGATACACTCACACCCGTACTTGTTACCGCGCCTAATAATTTAAAAGCCATAACTAATAACCTTATCTTAATGATATAAGTGCTGAATCAGCACAAATTAAGTCAATACTAAATAATATTCGTGTATTATTAGCATCTGCCTTAGCTGTAAATTCGAGAAAAGTCTTTTCAGATAATGAAGAAATTATATCCCCAAAAAGATCAACTGTAGCTACTGGCGCGGGGAATAAAAACTGAGGAAAATTCAATGATACCGCATAAGATATATTTTGTAATGGTACTCCGCCATCTAATGTAACAACAGTCTCAACTATAGCAGCTTTAGTAGAACTGTCTGTAGAGCCCCGGATTGCCATAGTTATAGCTGTCTTACCTTTCGGCACCATAAAAAACGCATTATGCGTTATATTCTTTCCCTGGATAATTTTAGATTTAACTTTTGAATTTGTATCTGGTACGCCGGAACTTAAAGTATCTGATTCAGCTACATAGATATCCCCTGAAGGTGTGACTGACCCTGAGACAATTCCTGTCTGGATATGTCTGAAATTACCAATACTGACTTGAGTTTGTCCTGACAATGTAGTTGTAGAAGACTTTTTCTCAAAATTAATATCTAATCCGGTAACTACTATGTCCATAGTATCCCCGGTATTAGTACTATTTATAAATATCTCAGTATCCGAAGTTAAACGCGTTAAAGTAAATTTATTATCCCAAATAGTAATATTTCCATCTGATATATCTAAGCTCTCTTGTACACCTACAACAAAATCTTGACTAAATCCTTTTATACTACCTAAGGTTATTTCAAGTATAAAATCTTTTGGGAAATGTCCTGTGCTATTAGATAAGGCCATTATTATTCCTTAATAAAGTTCAATCATATCTTTTGATATGCCAATCTTTTTATAATCGAATGTTTCTTTTAATTCAGGTGGGTCTGAAAAGGCCCTTATGTGTTTATCTGGAGGGAAATCTTTTTTATAAATAATATTTACTTTATCAGATTGATACAAGTTAGCTTCTATATCTGTCCATATAATATAACCTCGTGTACCTGTAGGATCAGATGTATCTCGCCCTATAACTTTTTTTATAAACTTTATAATTCCAACATCTAATGGATCTAACATATTTCTTTTTTTTGGCCAGTGACTAATTATAAATATTTCTTTATCTGAAGATTTATCAGCATGTTCTTTAAAAGTTTTACCCAAAGTTTTAACTTCTTTAGGTTTTAAATTAGAAAAGAAAGTGTCTTCTAAAGATATTATGATAGCAAAATACATTAGTTTTCCTTAAAATTTAAAACTAAAAAACCATCTTTATTATCTTCTGAAACATTACTTTGTAAACCTATTGCTTCATAATCAAAAGTATTTTTTAATTCAGGTGGATCTGAATAGACAAATGCCTGGTAAATATGAGGACTTTTCAATTCGAAAGTTTTCATTACTTTAAGATATTCTTCTCTATCGGAGTACCAAATAAAATGCCCCTGGCCGCCTAATACATCACTATAATCAGCAATATATTTGGAAGGGGCTATATAACAAAAATTAGGGTCTTCTTTTAAATATTGCTTTGCATGTTTTTCTAAATAATTCATTAAATCAGGACCAGTCATATATAAATCTTTTATCACATCTTCATAATAAGGACCTACTTTTATAACGAATAACACTATTTCCATCCTCCGGCGTAAAT